CGAGATTGTGGGAGAGCAGCCGATGGATATTCGGATGCAATGGACGCCGGCCCGCCGTGAGCTAATCGATCCACAAAAAGAAGTCGGCGCAATCATCGAAGCGGTGCGCGGTGGGTTGATGAGTTTATCTGAAGCCATCCGCCGCTCTGGTTATGAGCCGGGCGAAGTGATGCGCGAAATCGCGGCCGATGCTCAGATGCTTGATGAACTCGGGCTTATTCTTGACACAGACCCCCGCAAGATCACAGCGGCCGGGATGGTTCAGGCTGTTGCACAATCAAACAACACAGAGGAGGACTTAGAGGATGCCTAAAGATTCAGAAACTGAAGCGCTAGAGCGAAGCTCGCGCGGTACAGATAAACTTCACAAGGAAACGTATTCCAACATGGGCGAGCTTTTACAAACTAGAGCTCAATTTATCCCGTCCTCTGTGGACGCCGACAGCCGATCGGTTGAGGTGACATGGACGACGGGCGCGCCCGTGTTGCGTCGTAATCTCGGCGGTTCCTACTTTGAGGAGCTTTCGCTGGGTGATGCGGTCAACATGGAGCGCCTCAACAGCGGGGCGCCCTTGCTGAATAGTCACAAGGCAAACGACCTCTCCGACATTGTTGGAGTTGTCGAGCGCGCTTGGACTGACGAGAAGGAGGGCCGCGCTGTTGTGAGGTTCTCTGATCGTGCTGAGGTCGAGCCAATCTGGCGCGACGTTCAGAACGGAATCATTCGGTCAATCTCTGTCGGTTATTCCGTCGAAGAATTTGAACGTATTGATTCCAAGCGTGAGGGAGATCCTCACACTCTTCGGGCCACGAGCTGGACTCCTCACGAGCTCAGCCTTGTTCCCATTCCTGCAGACCACTCTGCCCAAATCCGAGAGCTGGAAACAGCTCAGGAACCACCGACCGAAAAGGAACCATTAAACATGGACGAAACCCGTGAGATGGAGCAGGCGGCGCCCGTCGAGGCTGTTGCAACTGCTCCCGATAACTCTGCAGCTATCGAAGCTGCAATCAAATCCGAGCGTCAGCGCTCGGTTGACATCCGTCATTGCGTTCGGGCCGCTGGCCTCGATGACGCTGTGGCAGAAAGCATGATCACCGAAGGCGTTCAAATTGACGCCGCTCGAAAATCTGTGATTGATCAGCTGGCCCAGCGACAAGCTGCAGCCCCTACTGTTCAGCACGTTTCGATCGTTGAAGATGCCAGTGACAAGCGCGCTGCCTGCCTTGAGGCTGCTCTTGAGGCCCGCGTGGGTCTTGGCGAGTGGACCGATCAGGCCAAGTCTGAGCGCTCCTCCTCCATGCTGGACATGGCGAAGGAAACCCTGAGCCGCTCCGGTGCCAACGTAATCGGGATGAGCAAGTCTGAGATCGCCTATCGCGCGATGCACTCAACTTCTGATTTCCCTCTGTTGCTGAGCAACATTGCCCGCAAGTCGCTGCTTGGCGCTTATGCGGCAGAGGCCCAGACATGGCGCCCCCTGGCACGTCAGCGCAACCTGCCTGACTTCCGCCCAGTGTATGAAGTCCAAGTTAATGGGCAGATCGTGCCCGAAGAGCTGGCAGAAGGTGGTGAGTACAAGGCCGCCACAGTCTCCGAAGCTCAGACCAGCTGGGCACTCAAGAGCTACGCGAAGAAAATCCGCGTTACTCGTAACCTGATCATCAACGATGATTTGGACGCTCTCAGCCGCATCCCTCAGATGATCGGTCGCGGGATGAGCTTGTTTGAGTCGAACCACATGTGGGCAAACCTGACTGCCAACCCCACCATGGGCGAAGACAGCAAGGTTCTGTTCCATGCTGACCACGACAACGCAGGAACCGGCGCCATCTCTGTGGATGCCATTTCAGACGCTCGCTTTGCTCTTCGCAATCAGAGCGACCTTGCAGGCAACCGGGTCAACCTAGGCGCCAAATATTTGGTTATTCCTACCGCGCTTGAGACTGAAGCTGAGCAGTTCCTGGCACCGTTCACACCTGCCCAGATCGGCAACGTGAACCCTTTCAGCGGCAAGCTGCAAATCATCGCCGAGCCTCGCTTGGATGATGCTTCCAGTTCTGTTTACTACGTCACCGCCGATCCATCCCAGGTCGACATGATGGTCTATGGGTATCTCGAAGGAGAGGCCGGCCCTTCAGTCACCACCCTCGATGAGCGCGACCCTGATGGCACAACCATCTTGGCCCGTATTGATTTTGGCTGTGCCATTCTCAACCATCGCGGTTTCTACAAGTCCACTGGCGCTTGATCTAGGAGGATCTAACCCATGAAAAACTACGTTCAAAACGGCTCTAACCTGACCATCACGGCAGGCTCAGCCATCAGCTCCGGCGACTTTGTCGTTGTCGGTTCCATCGTTGGCGTTGCCGTCACTGACATTGCAAACGGCGCATCAGGCGCCATTGCTTGCGATGGCGTGTTCAGCGGAACCAAAGCATCTGGCGCCACTCTGGCGGTGGGTGATGTGGCTTACCTGAACAGCACCGGCAAGCTGACCAACACAGCCACCAGCAACGACGCTGTGGGCCTGGTTGTCGCTGTCACTTCCACCACTGTGGATGTGAAAGTGTTCGGCCGTAAAGTCGCCTAATGAGGGATAACCTCGCAAACCGCATACTCACCGCAGCGACAACCCGCCTCGGTGAGCCTGTTTCTCTGACGAGAGAGGGCAGCTCCTATCAGCTGCATGGAATTTTCAGTCAAACGTTTTCAGACGTTGACGTTGATACGGGTTTACGTGTCACAACTGAGGTTCCAACCCTCATCGTTAATGCTTCAGATATTGCGATTGAACCCTCTGGGAACGATCGCGTGACTATTGCAAACGGGGAAACGTACTTGGTGCGCGAGGTTCGCCGCGATGGTGAGGGCGGGCTGATCCTTCTGATGTATCAGTCCGCCGAAAACAATTATTTGTAAAGAGGGCGCGCAATGTCAGACCCTACGCCTGGAACGCCTCTAGTTCAGCAGCTTTTCCCCGATCGGTTTGAGGTTGATGAGCACCCTCGAAAGACGATCCGAAATTCTATATTCCAGCGTTTAAGCCAGCCGGTGGGAACGGTTGACGTTGCGGAATATCCTGAAAACTACGATTACACATTGGTTCAGGGAGACGCCGGTTTTGTGGCCGCGATCCCTACTCAACGATATTGGACCCCAGCGGGGCCAAACGTATTTCAACGAAAAGAAATTGAGATCAAGTTTGAGGACATGCCTCTTATCTTGATCCGTTTTGGTGATGAGAAAGTAATAGAGCGCAGCGCGGCCGGCTGGGATGGCTATGACAAACGAGCTCTTGAATTGTTTGTTGAGGCTTATGTCGTAGTGTCTCCAAGCCGGAGCGGCGAGGAATTGCTTGATGAAATGTCGTTCTACATCGAAGCAAGCATGAACGGCTTTGAATTAAACCTCTACACCACAGACGTTTTTCTGCAGTCGACTGAATATGACCTGGATTTCGATACGGCGCAGCCCGTAGCAGTGGGCCGTCTTACCTTTGAAGTGTCCTATTTGTGCCCCCGCCTGGGCGTTGATTTCGGTCTATGGGATCGGGACGGGGCTTGCATCATCAACAACGGCCCTCATCCGTCCATTAATCAAATCACCGTCTCCAGTAACTTTGGGGACGAAGTGTTTACCATCAACCCATAAGGAGACGACCCAATGGCAAAAGCCAAAATCACGATCAAAGACCTGGCCCAATATATGGGCGTCAAACAGAAGGACGCTAAGGACCTCAAGCCGCTTTGTGAGGCCTCTCAGGATGTTGTTACCGCCTACTGCCAAGAGACACTGAATGAAAGCCAAGCCGCATCCCAGGCCATGCTTTTGACTGCTGTCTGGCTGCAGCAAACAGGCATCACGGATCCGCAAAAGATGATGACTGAGCTGCCTTTGCAAGTCCGCTATTTTTGCAGCGTTGCGAAAGCCTCGGCCTAGGCTCAATGAGCTTTGCTGTTCCACGGTCAGACCGTCACACCTCAGGCGTTGGCGATTTTGAGCAATCTGATGTTGCTCGAAATATCGGCTCACTTCTGAGGTTTGGCAAGGTTCACAGCGTCAACCCGGCGACCCGGTTCTG